CCCAAAGAACCTAATCCCAGTGTTCGCACCTGCGGCTGACCTATAGAATGAGCAGCGTTCAATGAGGGTGTCATTCGCCTTGGTAAGAAGAATGCCTTCCCCACCAGTACCCGCAGCAACTGACTTGATCTCCTTAAATATGCACCCAGCAATCCGAATGTTGCGGCTATATGTGGTGGAGGTACTTTGACCAATTGAAATCCCACTGTAGTTTGCCATGAAGGAGCAGTTTGTGATGCTGATGCCATCAGACTCATTCCCAATGTTGATGCAGGTTCCAATCCCAGCAGCAGGTGTCATCTCATAGAAATCACATGAGTCTATGGTCAGGCCGTTGCAGTCTCCATCCCCAGCGTCGATGCCAACAAGGAACCCAAAGAACGTGACATTAGATACCCGCGCACCACGATAGCTTCTGAGTGTATCCGCAGTAGAGGAAGAAGTTCCCATGAGCTTTAGGGCTGTTGCAGCTTTGGCGTGTTCTACCGCTGGATCGTTATAGGGGGTGTTGATTAGAGACATATCCTCCAACTGAAGCCGACCACCTGCATCGGTAATCATAGCCGCATCGGATGCATCGTCAGCAAGGAACACCAGACGAGTTGCTCCGTCTCGAACAGGGATGCTGTTTGTCCCTGTAACTGCATTCGGCTTACCTCCAGGCCCTGCTCCAAACATCCTCAAAGTGAATGGGTGTCCTGTCCCTGTGTCATCAGTCGCTGGAATGTCCAGCTCCGCTTCTACAATGTAATCGCCTGGTGGGAAGTAGACAGCAAAGGTGTTCTGCAAGACTGCATCTGTGATGGCAGCTTGGATAGCTGCGCGGTCATCTGTAGCTCCGTCTCCAACCGCCCCGTAGTCCTTCACATTCGTAATCTCACCATAACGGTCTGCAAGTGTACGAGCAGTTGTTCCGTTGGTCGATGTGATACTGCTTCCACTTGAAACGATGTCACGAGTCAACCCGATGTTCCTTACTGTGACAACTGCCCCATCAGCAGGAGCCACTGCGAAGGTGATTCTGTTCCCATCAGCACCAATCGTGTAATCAGTTGTGGGTCGCTTCATCACTCCAGCAACATCAACAAAGAAGGACTTTGCTTCTGATGACTGAGCGTATGGTGTCAGCACGAATTCAGTTGTTGAGCCATTACCCGTAAGGGTGTAGATGTCTAAGGCAGTTGGGTTGTCGTATAGCTTGAGTGCATCTACATATTCTTTAGTTGTTGCATCAGACTTTTGGCCAGGAGTGCCAACACTTTTAATGACTAAGTTTTCAGCATTCCACTTATTGTCAGTGAGATCCCTGCTTATAGAATTTGTACTGCCCTGATCCTGGGCTTCCTGTGCCACATACAGGAGTCCAAGAGTTGCTTGATCCAGATCAGCAGCAGTAAGCACTGATCCATCAGAGAAGTCAGCAACGTCCGTCTGAAACCCACTCTTACCTGTTGGGGTTGTCCGTTGGATCAAAACCACGACAGCAGATGCTGGGGCTGATGCGAAGACAACCTTATTGGTAGATGTGTTTATTGTGAAGCCAGTTGTCTGTAGAACCCCATCAAAGTACACGGTCAAATGAGACGAAGATAGGTAATCGAAATCAATAGTGAAATCAGTTGTAGAACCAGTCCCCGTGTATCTGACATAACTATATGGTGCGCTGCTTGATGGCATGTTTAATCCTCAATTAGTCCGAGTAGATCCTCGTAATCTCGACCAGCCCTACGCCGTCCCTTAATCATTTTGTGAATGGTGTCACGGTGTCTGACTTCGGGAAACTCTCGGACCATCTGGTCGAAGGCTTTTGCTCTATACTTGTTCAATAAGGTTTGGATCAGTTGCGTTCTTGGGCTTCGATCCACTCCATCCACGGAGTCATATGGAAGCATCTGGTACTTCCGACTCTTCATTAGCTTGCGAAGGGCGCGTTTAAGAGTTGAACCCTTGATAACAACGCTTCCAGAAAGCTCCTGCCAACGGTCATAGGCCGTTTGACCTGAAGAGCTTTGGTAGTTCCGCAGCTCTACTCCGTTCTTCAGTGACCTTGGGGCGGTGAATCCGTGACCAATCTGGTCAAACTCAGCCATCAAGGTGTCATCATTCACGGTTGAATGAGAGAACGGGTTGATGAGATCCAAGGAACCATGCCCTTGATCTATGATGTGGTCCCCAAGCATGTTGCGGAGTGGTGGAACATCCTCACCAAGACCAGGAATACGAGCCTTCAGGCGGTTGATTAGCCCCTTCATGTCCTCCATGCCTCCATCATTGCCCATTCTGGCAATGTGTGCTGAGATATTAGGAATCATAAAGCCAGCTATCGTCCTGTTTGCCGTCTCTGATGCAGACTTATCTGGATCAAGGAGAAGACCCATAAGATCCCTAACTCCTCGGAGATAGGTTTTACTGGTGAGGTTCTTAGAGATTGCCATCATCACACCAACACTGAGGTCTTCAGCTTCGTTTCTTGTCTCTTCGTCACCGTGAGTCATTATCTCAACCAGATCAGCCGTCATGCCCAGGAAGGAGGAGAACGGGTCAAGGCGTTGGTAGGAAATGTACTCATCACCAATCACGACAGAGTTCGGTTGCCACCCTGTCTGCTCTTTGATTCTCCTGAGTCTGTGGTCTGCTGGGCCGTTACCAGTGAGTCCACCGTTCATTGCAGCTATCGTAGCCGCACTGAACATCATCCCACCCATAGCCATACGACCAAGAGCATCAGCTTCCGCTTCCTTAGTTGCATCATCTAAGGCTTTGGATAGAAGCTCTCTGTCCTCTCGGAACATCCTCGCCATCTTCTGCCTTACAGGACTTTGCCTCGCACCCACAATAGGGATGCGTTCAATGACATGCTGCATGATGTTTGTAGGAGTACGAACAAATGGGAGGATCAGCTTAATGGGTGGGTACTTCTGAGTAAGCATACTCAAAGTTGTCCCCACTCCAGGCAGGATGCCTCTCTCGAAACTAAGAGGAGTTGTGAATGTGGCTTCTCTTGCCGCTTCCAAAGCACGATTAGCTACTGTGCTATATTCTTCCATCTGTTCCCGCATGTACTGTGCGCGTCCTGCAATATCTTTACCCTTCTCTTTGATAGCCCTTTCACGGAACGTCGCTTCAGAAATGTGCTTGCCTTTAATGATGAGTTCTTCCATATCTTTAGCAACCTGTGCGTCCATCTCACTGGGGCTGATTTTAGCCCCTCGCAAGAGCTTCTTATACAGCTCCGCTCTTACCACCGTCCGATAGTTGAGTTGTTTGAAGAACTCATCAGTCCATAGAAGGATTCGACCTGGAGTGTTTACATGCTCCGCTACTTGAGCTAACGCTCTAGCACCCGTCTCACCTACTGTCCTCTCCACTACTTTGCTTTCCCCAATCAATGAGGAAATCTCACCGTGGTAGCGGCCCCCAGTTGCCTTAGCGAGTTCGTCGGCCCGTGATCCAACATCCTCTAAGATGCCTCTCCGCTGCCGCCAAGCCATATTAGCTGCCTTATACGCCTCTGACAGTTGACCTGGAAGGGCCAGAAGTCTTCCTAACTCAATAGAAGCGTGTTGCATATTACCACGCAACGCCTGACCCATAGCTCTTTCAATAGGAGCAAGGAGAGTGGTAGCTAAGGCAGAAGCTCCGTTGATAACCATCGTGGGAGGACCAGATAGGATGCTGTTCATAAACCACTCAAGAGAGCCGCTCATTGGCCCTGCCTTACCTCGCAGGTACTTCATCGCCTTTTTAGGGGCCGAATCGAACAGCGCAGCAAAGCGTTCCATGTCCGTTCGGACTGCATGTTCACCACCCGCAGCGTCGATCAAGTTCTTCACATGGTTCGGATCTTTCATCAACTCGGTAATTTCTGCGTGAGATAGCTCACTAATCTTGTCTATCTCATGAGATCCTGCTTCTGCGGCTTCCTCTGCTCCTACCTTTGTAGCTGCCTCGTCCGCGCCTTCTTCTGCCGCCGTCATCCCATCGCGACCACGCAACGCACGACCAGCGGAGTCCGCTGCCTGTTCTTCAGCGGCCTCTTTAGCTAAACGAGCCGCTCTTTTGGTCTGCGCTCTGCTTCGCAATGCTCGACCGAATGATGACGCTACAGACTCAATGTTATTGTAAAGAGCAAGTCGCTGCTTCTTCATCAGAAGGAACCGAGCCATTGAGATGTGACCCTCAGAACCAGGGTTTTCCCCAACAATATTCCTCATGCGCTCACCTAATTCTTTATAGAGGATCTCGTAGGCTTCTGTTCGGTACATAGCCTCATGGACATCTTCTACAGACTCATGTGTAGCTTTGTCTATCCGATCCATCTTTATGCCAGAGGCATCCTCAAACTGATCTATTCGCTGATTAGCCTCTTCTGCTAATTCGCTCCAAGTCTGCGGGGGTCCACCAGCCGCTCCAGCCTTACCCTCTTCACTGGAGGTTGCTTTGCGGAGAGCCTTCGCCTTGGCTAAATGCCTGTTAATCCAGGCTTCAGTGAGTCGGGAATTTGGCTCATTGAGGATGGCATCAGTTAGCTCCTCTTCAGTCATGTTCTCAACTTGTCTGGCACGATCCGCATCTTCAGCAGCAGCTCTTTCAGCAGCTTCTTCAGCTCCCTCTTCAGCAGTGGCTCTTTCAGCGGCTTCTTCAGCAGCCTCACCAGCAGTAGCTCTTTCAGCGGCTTCTTCA